TAAACTTGTTGTAGCATCTGGAGATGCTCTTATTTTGGGCGCTTCTTCTGTAGATTCTTTAGGTGCTACCTTCAGCTATCTGGAACTGACGTAATGGCTAACCGTTGGGAACGCGGCAAATTAGGTCCTTACACCCTGCCTGACGATTTCACACAAGGCGGTGTAAAAATTGCGGGGATTTCTAGTGTTGACCCTCCGGAAACACCTTATTTAATGCCAACAGCCTCAGCATTCTTTGTGAGGTCGTTTGCTGCTATTGATAACAATAATGATTTTTTAATTTGCTCTGGACAGGCTATTAGTAGAACCACTTTTTCTGATTTATTTGCTGAAATTGGCACTGAATATGGCGTAGGAGACGGTTCAACAACATTTAATCTTCCTTTTTCAGATGTAACTTTTCAACGTTGTGCTGGCACAGCGGCAGCTTCAGGTGTTGGTCAGTTTCAAGAATCTGTCATATCAGCGCATGAGCACACTGTTGCCGCCTTACCTGGAGGCAATTTCAATTTCCAAGAAAATGCAAATTTTGGAATTAATTTAGACGAAAACACACTCGTAAATAACAACTGTATTCTTAGCGTTGCGAATATTCAGAGTAACTTACCCAGACAGAGCGTAAGAATTTATGGGAGACCAGGCACCGCTTCTAACGAACTGGGTCAGACCCCTTCAACTTATGCCAGAGAATTTTTATGCATAACCACAAAAAACACATCACTCCCCGTGGGCGGCATTGTTCCGTTTATTGGGAGTGACGATTTAAACGCTCTTGGTTCAAATTTTCTTCTGTGTAACGGTCAGGCGATTAGTGCAGCAAGTTACCCTAAAGCTGCAGCTGTTCTTATTAACACTTGTCCGGATTTTAGAGGATATTTTGTGATGGGAACTTACGGTAATAAAAATGCAAACGTGCAAGCACACAGTGCTCACCATTCACATTCTAGAACACATCCATCTGACAGTAACACCGGTTCTGCGTGCATTTTCCCATCTGGTATTTATAATCAGATCACTCTTCCAGGCAGTGGAGGCAGTGGTCAAGTCGGACCTAACCCACGGGCTACGGCTAGCACAGCTTTTGCACTCGGACCGGGTCTTGAAACAAGACCAGTTAATATGAACGTAAACTACTTCATGAGGGTTAACTAGATGGCTTTCGAAGGAACTGTACTTCAAACACACGCATCCGGGATTAACGGCATTTTGCAGGTTGAGAACGCTCAGTACGTTCTTGCAGATGGTCGTGCTTTAAATAAAACTACGTATGCTGCTCTCTACGCTGTGTTAGGCAGCCGTTATGGAGAAGGTGGAGATAACTTTATTATCCCCGATATGCGTGGCTATTACATGCGGGGGGACAGTCTTGACTCTAATAGAGACGCGGATTACACCACTAGAGTTTTGTACGGACCTAATGCCACAGCATCAGGAGTAGGCTCGTATCAACCCGGTGCTTTTTACTCCCACACTCACTTTGTAGACGGTCAAAGTCCGGGTTCTCGACGTCCTTTTGGGCCTCAAACTAATTATAAAAATTACCCCGCTGACGCCCCTAACTCGGTGACGACCTCTGGAGTTAATCAAGACTCTTTAAAAGTTTCATTGGAGCGCCAACGTACCAATTCTGTTTCAGGAATCAGTATTGCTCCGGGAATCATGAATCCCCCTACCTGGTCCTGGTATACTTATATCAAAGCCACCTAGTTTAGTCTTACGTAATCACCTGATTTATTATGTTTGCTTTACTGGATGACCAGCTCATCGCTTTACCTGACTCTCTTAAGGTAAACGGAAACACATATACGGATCTCTGGACTGCAACTCCAGACCAATTAGCTGCGTTGAATATTTATAAATTACCTGAAATACCTGTTTATAACACAAACACACACGAACTTGTACCTAATACAGAGACTAAAACCTGGGATATCGTACCTTTAACTTCTGAAAAATTACAATCAATTGTTGATAATCAGTACGCTCAGTACGCTTCAAAACTACAAGGTAAGTACAAGTCTTACTCGCTTTACTTGCAACAAGTCGGAGACGAAGATGTCTGCCTTGTTTTACAAATACAATCTTACTTAGTCGATTTAGCTGATTACATCTCGCAAGTGCTGAACAGAAAAATTACTCCTGAAAATTTTATCGATTTCCCCGACGCTACTTTTGAAAAATTTTCTTGTAATGTATGAGTAGTGCGAATAATTATATAAAAGTAATTGATGATTTTTTACCCGAAGAAGAACGTTCACAAGGTCTAGATATATGTAGACGTGCGACAGACAACGCAATGCTTGTGGGCGATGTTGTAGACACACAAATAAGAAATACTCTAATAAATCAAAAAAATCTTGTAGAAAAAGATCGTGATTTTTCTAATAAATTTTCATCAGGTCTATGGGATCACACAACAGAGTATTTGAGAAAATTTGAGTTCTGTTCTCCTGAGTATGCTCATGGTCATAGTTTTGATAGAAATTTTAAAATTGAAGAATTAAGTTTTTTAAAATATAAAAAAGGTGGTTTTTATAAGCTTCATTCTGATGAAGATTTTCTTTGGAAGTGTATTAGCGAATGGTATCGTTTAATTTCATATGTATATTTTGTCAATGATGATTATTCTGGCGGCAAATTAGTTTTTCCTCAACACGATCAAAAAATACATCCGAAAAAAAATCGATTAGTTATTTTTCCTAGTAACTGGTGTTTTGAGCATACGGTGGAACCCGTGATCAAAGGCACGCGCTACACGATCGTCACATGGGGTGTTAGTATACTGAAGTAATTTTAATGACTCATGTTTTCAGAGAGTGACTCCTGTTTAACTGCGTTAAAAGACGCTAATTATAATTTTTGCACTAAAACAAAAAATGTATCGTTAGATTTACCTACTTTAGAGCGGTTTGGCTCTTCATATAGTCACTTTCAAAATTTTTTTTATGGTGGTATTCCAAAAGCTCTTATTGATTTTTTAAGTGAGTACTATGATCTCGTAAAAACTGATAAAGATATTGTAATAACTTCAACTGATATACAAGAATCTGAATTTAAGGATCTTTTTGATATTTATTTTAGGCTCTTAGAAAAACAATTATTTGAGTACTGTTTATTTACTGGGTTAGATTTTAAAAATTATGAAATAGAGAAGTCTTTGTACTGTATCAATAGTTTTGATAAACACTTTTACGATTATGGTGAAGGTATGTTTGATTTTTACATTTATTTGTTACTTGGTGATGAAGAAAATCGAACTCATTTAAACCTTTCTCCTTTTGAGGCTAATAACTTTTCTCTTGGTCCTGGAGTTCCTCTGCTTGTTCCAAATACCCCTACATCTTATTTGAACTGTTCGGAGGAGATTCCGGTTATGATGGTCAAAGTTAAAGGTGCTTAGTTTTGACTGCTAAAGTATCGACGGAAGGGTTAGATTTTATCGCTTCGTGGTCGCCCTTTTCAACCACTGTATATAAGGTAGAGGTAGATACTGTCGTCGGTGATGTTGAGTACGTAGGTTACTCTTACTATGGGTCTGCTCTTCCGTATAGTTTGCCTGACGCAACTTTACCAAGCACTCTTACTCAAGACGAGGCTTCAGACATTCTTTTTAAAGAATTAAAATCAGCTATGTTTCAGCTGGTAGATGATTTTGGTTTTGATTATTTTACACAAACTGAATTTGATGCTTTGATTTCACTTTTAACTACTTACAGGGATTACGATTATTACAATTCTTTCAAACAAACTTCTTTATACAGTGCGCTCAAAGCTGATAAAACTTCTGAAAATATTAACAGCTTAATTAGTTCTTTTGAGTGGAATGAAGACGTTGTTGCTTCCCCTAAAAGTTTCAATGTTTTTTATGACTTGACAGAGAGGCGCACAGCTGAAGCTAATTTATATACTTCTGGCACGTACAATAATTGTTCAAATTTGGCTATTAGTGAAAAAACAGTGGATGGTGTTAAGGTTTTTTATTGAAAGAATATTAGTCAAATAATTAAGTAGACTGTGTCTAGGTCGTACCATTGTTTATGGTCGATTCGGAACTGGATCTAGTTTTTAACCTTCAATGTTTACAGAAAAGGTCTGCTAGAAAACGTTTCCGACGAAGCATATTGGACGAGTGGCCGGAGTGTGCTTACTGCGGTCGTAAACATCCGACCACGCTTGATCACGTAACACCTCGAGCGAAAGGAGGCACTCAAGACCGAAATAATCTTATCGGAGCTTGTGGGGCATGTAATCTCGAAAAAAGCGACCTTGACTGGTTTGTTTGGTATCGAGGTCAAGTATTTTGGACACCAGAAAGGGAGGACAGGATTCTGAGCTGGATTAACCAGCGTCAGGAACCTGATCCTCCCTCTCCTGTTTTTGTTAATTGGATGGAAAAAGGTACTCTTTTGCTTCCAGAAGCTGCCTAAACCTCAAGAGGAACGCAGCCTTGTGGACCGTGCGACTTCATTTTTTGAATTAGTTTCCACCTATGACGCCGATTTTCTGGTCTAGCAAACCAGTCATCCATCATGACGGTTTCAATGGCTTCTAGCGTTTGTTCGCAAGTCATTTGCCAGTCGTAAGGACTGGTTGAAACGATCATGGCTAACGCTAATTCGATCATTTTTTCGCGACCTTAGTCACGATACCAGCGATCATTTCGATAACTTTGTAGAACTTGGCGTAAATTTCATCGTCTTTTGGTGTAGGAGTGACGTTGACGATTGCCAGTGCCAGAAGGTGTGCCGCACCTGCAATACCGACGATATTTGACCAGTTTTCAAGAATAAAAGACATGACTAAAAATTAGATACAATATAAATATACTCCTAGAAGTGCGAACCAATGCCCGCGATTCTTGAAGACGCAGTTAAATCAATTATGAAAGAGAACCCCGATATGAAGAAGGGGGCTGCTTATGCAATTGCGACGAAAACGCTTCAAAAAGCGGGCGATTTGAAGAAAGGAACCGTGGAAGCCACTGAAAAAGGCAAACGTCGCGGCGAGATGAGCAAAGCGACTCGCGCAAAGACTCGGGCTAAAAAATATAAGATCGAGCGGAAAAAAGAACGTAAAGGTGAAGCACCATCTCGGGATGGACGTGATGAGCGGAGCACTAGCGGACGGCTCTAAATGCCGGAATTTAATTATCCGGATATAAAGCTTCCGAAAATCAAGGATTTTCCGGAGCCTGTAATCGATTATTTGGCACCACTTCCACCGAATTACCCGGTGGTTTTGGTGCCTTCTTATCGTCCTGGTAAAGCTTCAGCAGTACTCCCAAAAGCAACCCCAAAAGGCCCTGTGGAGGAGGCTGAACCGGAAAAGAGCGTCGCAGAAAAAATAGTTGATGAAGTTGTAGATGCTGTTCAACC